TAAAACTACCTTTGGCTTTTGTTTTAATATATGTATGGTCTGACTCTGCTGCTGCATTTGCAGTTCTTGATGACAATACGATAACTGAATCAAAACCTGCTCTTTCATTATTAACTGTAGTTTCTGTCACTGATGTTGCTAAAGTAAAAGTACCACTATTATTAGTTTTACCATTCATAGCGTTATTAACTACTTCTGCAACTGCTCTAGGGTCACCACCTTGATAGGGAAGTGTACGATACATTCTAGGCATTATCTATTGCCTTGCGGTTTTAAGTCTACATCTACAGCCATTGCTGTTGTCCAACTTCCTGTTGGCTGAACATTAAACCTATGATACCTACCTGCACTTCTTAAATTACATCTACCCTCTGTTGTAGCAGGAACAAATGCACCAAACTCAATGTTGTCATCTAATTCTCTGCGACTAGCTACAGCTACTTGTGCTGTTCCGTTATCTATTTGTGGTCTTGCTAGTGTTGCTACAGAATTATAGCCAATTTCTATATCTGTTGTAATAAGTTGTGGAGTTATAGATGTTCCTGTAAATACTACTATTTTATTTCCTATAGCACCTGCAAATAAAAACTTACCACCAATAAATAATCGTGAATCTAGTGATGCAGGCATAGTATCTATATCTGTATAACCTAAACTTGAGCCTAAACTTTCTAATGTCTCACCTAATGTAGCAATAGTACCAACGACATCTGATGTTGTTTCAGCTCTTGACCATTTTTGTAATTGCCAGTTGTAAATAAGTATTCTTCTGTTGCCATCTACATCCGCATAGTTCCAAACCACTAGGTTTTTAACTGGGTCTACAGCAGCACTTATTGTATTAATTTGAGTTAAATCAACTCTACTAAAAAACCATCTATCTATTTTTTCTAATCCTATGTTTGTTACTGTTTGTCCATCTGTAGAATACCACCCATTATCTGACAGGAAGAAACTAATGTTTCCGTACCTAGCAACAGAGTTACCCTCTAAACAACCTAATCCACTAGAGATGGTATCAAATTGAAAGAACAATGGCGAACCAACATATGAAGCTCTAACCACAGATTTTTCTAAAAATATAACACCAAACTCACCACCTGTTATTGCTTGAACATTACCACCATCAGGAATTATTTGAAAGTCACTTTGGCTTGTAGCTCCAGAAGTCCAATCTGTTTCATCATTAATATCAGACCATTGAACTTTATCTGGATTTGTGCCTGTACCAATGTTACCTGCAAATACAAAGTCACGAACAACAGCAATGTCTTTAGCTACAGGAGCTGTTGATGCAACATCTGCAAACGCTGTAGATGAACCGATAGTCCATGCTTGTATTTTTTGCGTATCGTTACAAGCTAACACGACATTACCAAACTGCTCAAATCTCCATGTGCCATTTCCTGTGTAACCACCTGATTTAGATACATCTGCTAATGCAAGTGTTGCAATATTTAGTTTAAATAATTTTGTAGCACCACCTGCAAACACTTCTACATTAGCTCCAAATTTAGCTACAAATATATTGTTAATATCTTCACTAGCAGCGTTAGAAAAATCTTCTGCACTAGGAAAAGCACCATAACCAATACCGACAGGATATACATTTTTAGCATCATTTAAACTACCTGCATTAGCTGGTTGGTCTGGTAACCAGTCTGTAAATTGTAATCTTTTTGTTGTCATATTATGATTTCATTATGTATGCTAAAGCATAGTAAGGGGGTAAGTTAGCATTTGTTCCAGAGCTACCTGCACTACTAACTGTTATTGTGTGATTGTGAGCAGGTACTGTGTTTGTGCTTGTTGATGTATGTCCTGAAAATACATATGGGTCAAATGGAGTACCATCAGCTCTTGTAGCACCAGCAGCTTTATCATAAGTATGGCTATGTGCGTTTTCACTAGAACTTGTAGCAGTGTGAGTGTGGCTAACTACTATAGCATCTTTGCTACCACCACTTAAAGTAGAAGAACCTGTTACAGTTGTTTTAGCAGCACCACCACTATCAGAATGAGCACCAATAACAAATTGATTTCTTAAATCAGGAGTGCTAGAAGTACCATCACATAGTAACCAACCACTTGGAATAGTAGCAATAGTTCCTGACCACATAATAATCATACCAGCAGTAAACGCATCAGGAAAAGAAACAGATGTCCAAGTAGGAGTTGAACCTGAACCTGATGAAGTTAAATATTGACCAGAAGTTCCAGATGCACCATCTAATGTAAGATTTCCAGTAACAGATAATGTGCCTGAAGAAACAAGAGTTCCAGAAGCTGTAACTGTGCCAGAGCTAGTCCAACCATCACCACTAGAGCCGTCTTGCCAATCTTTAATTTCTTTCATCAACTCTCTAATTGCGTTATTGATTGTACTGGGGGGACACCCCTCATTTATGTTAATAGAGTTAATGTCAGTGTTATTAGCTGCAACACTATCCCATTCTGATACTTTAGTTTTTGCCATGTTTTATCCTTGTCGTTTCCAATCGTTAGTTCCTACTGTTGAATCAGTCCATACATCACTACCTGCTGATACTGCTGACCATGTATTTGTTTCTACTGGCACATCAGTCCATTCTTCACCAAGTAAATATCCTATTGCTGTTACTGTTCCTACACCATTTATAGAAGCATTAGCGTTTCTTGTTATAGAAGATGCTGCTGTTAATGTTGCTACTCCCTCTACACTTGCAATTCCTGTAGCAATTAATCCACCTAATGCAGATACTGTTGCTGTTCCAGAAATACTTGCATCACCAAATGTTATTCTTAAACCATCAGCAGTTAGTGTAGCTGTGCCACTAATACTAGCATCAGCATAAATAATAGAACCTGATAAAGCGACTGTTAGTGTTGCACGACCACTAATATCACCACTACCAAATGCGACATAAACACCATTAGCTGTAACAGTCGCAGTTCCAGTAATAGAACCTGTTGCATTATTAACAAGACCACCTAATGCAGATACAGTGGCTACACCACTAACACTTGCATCACCAAGTCTTATTCTTAATCCATCTGCTGTTAGTGTTGCAGTTGCACTGATAGATGCAGCAGCAGTTCTTTCTCTTAATGCACTCGCTGTAACAGTTCCTATACCCTCTATCTGTGCAGCACCTGTTTTTACTATAGTGCCTAGTGTGGAGTATGGACTCTGTGAAAAGGTTGAAATGCCAAACATTTATATTTCAGCCTCCATCACCTCGCTAAACATATCAGGACTAAAGACACTAAAATCTCCATCCTTCCAAGTTATGTGTATCATATTTTCAGGAGATACTACCCAACATCCTTTTACAAATTGATGGTTAGTGTTCTGAACAGCAGCTCTAAACCCTCTATCTTCATCACAAGCTACCTTGCTTAAAACAATCCTTGTACTCTCATTAAGGTAGTAGACTTGATATTGCCCTGCAAATACGATAGTGCTTATAAAGAGTAATGCTACTAGCGTAATTTTTTTAAGATGCTGCATACCTTCTCCTTTAGTAAGATACATAAATCTCTACCATAAAATTCCCAAGTGATTGCACCACCTATAAACCATAATAAATACATAATCATTTAACTATCCATCCATGAGACGCTGCCCAAAGATAAACTAGCCCAACGAGAGCCATTGCTGTTATCCCTTTAAGACTCCATTTCCCAAACTCCATAAACTTTTTATCTAACCACTCTTGTAAGCCTTCCTTCATCGCTTGCTTATTCAGTTCTTTAATTTCCTCTGGATTCATTATACGTCAGCCTCTACTGGTTGGTTACCTTTGGCTAACCATTCTAGTACTTCTGCATAGTGTCTATTGCTTGGGTCTGTTGGAACACATAATGTAGAGCCATTATCGTATGTAACAAAAACAGCTTTATTATCTATGAATACACCCTGTCTTGTTAGTCCTGCTTTTTTAACTAAATTAATCATTATAGCTCCGCATCTATGTTAATGTAATCTGTAGCATCATTAAGTTTGATATAACCTATCCCGCTTAATGTATTAACAGTAACACCTGAAGCAACATTATAAAATAAATTAGCTCCTCTAGGTCCTGTGCCTACATAAGAATTAGGTCCACCAGTTGTCGTTAGCTCTGTATTTGCCATTGTGCTAAATATTACTGCGGTATTTCCTGATATGGTAGGGTTTGCTCTTTTTTCTAAATAAAACAAATTAATTTCTGGTCTATTAGCTGAATCTACTGTTGCTATTCCTTGAGGAATACCGCCATCAAAAGCACCGTTATATCTTTCAAAATACCTCTGACACAAAGCTAACTGCTGTCCATATTGTAAGTGTTCAAATGGTGTTGCTGTAGTGCCTTCTTCTAGCTGTACGTTAGTTAATGTTCCTGTATTAAATTCAACTGTTGCATTAGTTCCACCTGTAAGTGTTCCTGTAACTCCAGAGGCACTATAAGAACCAGCATCTATTTTCCCTTGAGCTGTACCAGTCCAAGATAAAGTATGAGTACCACTTTGAATATTTAGACCTTCAACAACTTGCTGTAGTGAGCCTGCTGTAATGGTTATAGTAGTAACATTAGCTGTAGTAGCAAAAGTATAGGTTGCTCCAGCAGCTCCAGCTTTAAATCTGTCATGTCCATAAGCACCTGCTGATAAACTTACTGTTCCTGTAACACCTCTTTGGTTAATAGCTAGATTACCATTGATAATAAGGTTCTTACCTACAGGAGCTGATGCTTGTAATGAGCCATCATTATATGTAATACCATTAGTTCCGTTAATAGCTACACTCATTACGTGTCTCCTTTAGGGTATTTAGCTTTGACTGCTTGTCTTTTAGCTTGTAGTTCTTCTAGGTTTCCATCTAGCATTGCATGAACACACTCTTGTAATGTTGGATATTCAGCTAATCTTTTACCTATGTATGCTTCAGGGTCTACCCAAGCATCTACTAAAGCCATGTCTATTTCTACATTGTTTCCATCAGCATCCATAGCTCCTGCTGTATCATCTATTGATACTACATTAGGATATAATTCTCTAATTGCTTTATGATTCATTATGCTGATACCTCCATCAAAACAATATTTGTAGGAAAACTACCATTGTATGCACCACCACTTGCAGAACTACCACCAATTACTGCTGTGCCTCCACTTTCAGTTCCAGCTTGTAAAGCATAAGTTGTAGCACTTGTTGTGCTAGGCGAATCTAAATAAGAAATTGCAAACATTTGTGTCCAACCTGTACCTGCTGTGGGAGAAAAAGCTGATGTTCGTGAAGCGCCACCTCTTGCGTCTCCTTGATAAATAGAAGTAGAGGCACGAAGAAGATTTACTCCAGTAGCATAATTAGTTCCACCATTACCCCATCCACCTGAAACCATAACTAATATTTTACTGCTTGTAGCACTTGGTGTGATAGTGGCACTTGCTCCAGTAACAGTTGTAAAACTAGACAAAGCTGTTGTGGTTGAAAATGTATCTGTCTTTGTAGTTTGCACAACTTGCAGTATTTTACCAGTAGTAAGTGCATTTACATCTGCTGTTGTTGCTATCGTGCTTGTACTTGCAGGTAATGTAAGTGTATTTGTACCTGCTACTGCTGGTGCTGCAACTGTAATAGCTCCAGAGGTGTCTCCTGTTAATACTATATCAGCCAAAGTAATTCTCCTTAAATCTATTATTTTTCTTCATATTTTGCTAGCTCCTCATCTGTTGGTCTTGCTAGTGTAGGATGATTCCATTCTTTGATGTAGTCACCTTTACCATCGCTATCATTCTGCAAATAAATAGTGGCAGTAATAGAAGGTGAAAAATCATCATTCGTTAATGATGGATAGATTGTTTTAACTTTATTAAGCAACATTATGCAGACCTCGCTAGATAACCTTGAAAATATGTAAAATATGATGCCAATGCACCCGCTTGTCCAGTTTGAGTAGTTGCATAAAGTTCAGCATAATCTGTTGAACCATTTAAATAAACAATGCAAGAAACAGTCATCATAGCGGCAGTTGCTTGAACATTTTGTCCTCGTTTTGCTTCAGCACCATTTTTATAAATAGCAACTGTTACATTATTTGCGGTAACACCAGCAGTCCAAGCACCATTAAATTGATAATACCCCGCTACTTGTGGGGTAAAACGATAATTTGTAGTGTTATCATAAGCACTAGCCGTATCAAATTCTTCTGTTTGACATTGTATTTTTGTTGATACGCCTGCTGATAATGTTTGTGTAGAAGATTGGTAAGCACTAAACGCTGGACCTGTTGTTACCAAGTTTTTACCACTTGCCATTGTAAGACCAGTACTATCTACTGTAGCAATTGTTGATCCACCAGACTGTAGCTCTATTTCACCCGATGTGTCAGAGGTTAACTTTAATCCGTTACTTGTATCTGCATTTATTATTGTAGCCATATTATAATATCACCCATCGTTGTCCAGAAGGAATAGTAACTGTGATGCCACTAGCAATCGTAATTGTCCCAGCAGACATTCCATTGTAGTTTGTAGGAAAAGTATAGTCTGTATTTATTGTGTCGTTATTTACAAAGATGCCATTAGTTGCACCTATCTGTGGTGCGATACCTGTATTTGTGTTGTCTTGTACTACTGCTTTTTCAGCAGGGTAAGTACAAAATACATCACTTGTGCCAGACAATGTAATTGCTGAACCAGAATTACTTGACTCCAATATTGTTGTTCTGGATAAAGTTGTGCCTGAAGATGTATAAGTGCCTAAACCTACTTCATAGTCGTTACCACTTGTAATAGCATAGTAAGTTGTATTACCATTTCCTATAGCAGCAAAAGATTGAAAACCTGTACTAGCTCCAGCTAATGTAACTGTACCTGTGCCTGTAGTTGTAGTCGTTTCTTTTACTCTATCCTTTACGATAAGAGCCATGTTTTATCCTTACGCTAATTCTACAGTTAGGTTGCCAGTTGTGATTTTAAATATATCACCAGAGTCAATAGTTTTAGAAGCATCTAGTGCTGTGTGGTATAACATATTTCCAGAACTAGCAGCATCCCATAAACCTATCCATCCTACAGCTCCCCAAGCTGCGGTTGCAGTTGGAAAAGTTATATCTGCATCTGTAGCAACTAAACCTGATGTGCCTGAAGCAGTAGCAAAAGAAGAAGCAGTCCTAGCGTAAGAGCCACCAGAAACTTCTGTTCCAGTTCCAGCATCTGTTGGGTCTGCTGTGTGTAATGATACATATGGATTGTTTACTGCTGTAAAAGCAGTTCCATTAAGTGTTAAGTTAAGAAGTTTAACTTCTAAATAATCCGACATTTCAGCCATAGTAATTTACCTCGTTGAGTTAGTAATAGTAAGTGGTTGAGCAGGATATTCAGATTCATCATCACTCTTGCGTAGAGCTATCATTCCTCTGTCATACATACTTGCCCATGTATTAAGTCTTTCATCATTCATCAAATAAGGTTCTGCTTCACCTAATGCAGCGTATAACAACAAATCAGGTGTATTAGCTAACCAAAGGTTAGATGAATTAGTGTCGCTCAAATATTCTGGTTGATAAAAGTAAACCATTTGTAGCGTGTAAACGCTGTCAGGGATTGGAGCAAATTGAAACTCTGCACCTAGCAGTGTGTAAAAATTAGGTAATCCAGAAACAGCAGTAAGTGCATTTCTAAAAAAATTGCTTGTAGATAAAAATTTAATTGTTTGTGGTGGGTTGCCTTGTAAATGCAAATCTTTCATAGCTACAAAATCTGAAGGCAAAGATACAGTAGCATCACCTGCTGTAGTAGATGCAGTAGCAACTTTAAGCATTTGTCTTATGCGTAAGTCTCTTAACAATCTATCTTCAGCTAGTCTAATAAACTCTGGTATCTGGGTTGTTAAATCAGAACGAGCTAAATAATCAGCTATAGTAGCTTGTAGCGTTGTGTAGTCTGTAAAAAATGCCATTTAGATTCTGCCCTGTTTTGTTCTAAAAAAACGATTGTCTGGATGATTTAAAAATTCTTTAAATCTCTTTAAATCTATTACATTAAATCCTTGCATGATCTTTTTATGATTTAAGTCATCAACAACTGTCATTGGTATAGATGCAATCTTGTTATCAAACATATCATCACCCCATTTTGATGATGAAGTAATAATTTCTTCTTTGTTCATTTCAACAATATCTGTTACATCTTGTTTTGTTTCTATCACATAACCATCATTATCATGGTCATCGTGTTTTGTTTGGTGTCTATATTTTATTGGTTTAGACCAACTGTTCTTATATTCTTTTTTATCTTCCATAATCTTCCTTAAAAGATATGCCCACCGAAGTGGGCTATATCAATACTTAATATTTAATTAAGCGTTTAAATCAGCAACGATTGCATGAGCTGCTTCGTTACTTACTTGCAGAGTTAATTCTGTAAGTATTTGATATTTTTCAGCATCACCTGTTTTAGCTAGTAAAGTAGACTGGAATGGTCTTAAAGTTGCACAAGACAACATTGTTGGGTCTATAATAAGAGCTTGTTCGCCATTGTTAGAAGCATAATCAGAAGTCATGAATCTTTCTGGTATAACTGAAAGCATACCAAAGTCTGAAAGATAAACATCTGCTGCGCCAACAATTGCTGCTGCTTTAGTGCTTTTGCCAGCGTTGTCAGTCCAAACACGATTAGCTGCAATACCAGAGAAAGCTGATACTTTAACTTTTTGGTTTGGTGGAACAACTAACATAGTTGGAGTGCCACCTGCATTAAACGCTGCTTTCATAGCAGTTTTTAAAGATGCTTCTGTAAATGCTGCTGTGGTACTAGTTGAAGTTGCAGTTCTAATTGCAGAACCTGGAGGGGATGCTGGAGCTGCTGGAGAACCTGTACCTACTGAAGTCCAGTTAGTTCTAATCCAAGTTTGTAGAGATGCCATCTTTGGTGCTGTTGAACCTGCTGATGTTACTGGAGCAACATTACCAAGAATAGCAAATTCTATGTCTCGTTTTAGTTCTTGTCCTGCTTTAGCTAATTGATAAGCTGTTTCTGTCTTACGACCAGCTTTATCAACTCCATCAAGAGTACCAGTAATGTTTACTGTTTTACCCATGATTTGAGTTCTGTTTGTAGCTCTAACTGTAGGTACGGCTGTAAATGCTGCTGCATCCGCTCCTTCAACTAATGCTGTGTTAGCTGCTGCACCTAGTGTATCTGTTTGCCACTCATGTAGAGTAGCTGTTGCTTTTGTTTTTCCGATAGAAGAAACTACAGGAGTCTCTGTCGGAGCAATGTTGTAAATGGTGTTGGATAAATCCTCACGCATCCCAACTGCTTGATAAGTATGAAATGAAGCCATTGTTATTTTTCCTTAAATAAAGTTTTCAAATAAAGCTGCTGCATCTCTGGCATCACCAGTTTGCAGTAACCTGTTCTGTTGTTTTTTAGTTCTGTCTGTTACAGTCTGCTTTACTTTAGCTCCACCTTTTATTGTCTTGGGAGCATTAGCGACTTTCTTTTTAACACCAGCTTTACCTGCCATTAATTTGTCGTATTGTGCCGCTTTATGTAACACTAAAACATGGCGAGAGTCATAGACTTGAGATAACTCTTCATCTGTGAAACCAACCTTTTTTCCATAGTTGCGAATACTATTTCTAATTTGTTCGCCTTTGGCTTTGTCTGAAAACTCTGGCAAGGATTGTGCTAGTTTTTGTGCTTCTTCTGCTACAAACTTTTGCATTTGATCTGCTCTTACTGCGTTTTGCTCTTCAGCAAGGCGGTGTCGTTCAGATTGCACAGCTTGTAACTGTTCTTTTTTTTCGGTCATTTCTGCGACCTTAACTGCATATCCTATTGGGTCGTTCTCTTTCATTGCAGATAAATCTTCTGGGCTGTCATTATTGCCAACCAAGAATTGTTCAACTGCTTGAAGTTTTTGAGCATAGTCATCCCTAACTTGTCTAGCTTCAAGAATAGCTTTAGCTTCTTGTTCAATTACTTTACGCTGTTCGGCTACTTCTTGAGTCTTTTTAGTATAGTCGCTGCCAAGTTGATAAGATTTCTTTAGTTCATCAAGGGTAACTTCTTTTTCCTCACCTGCTGCTTTTATGGTGAAAGTTTGTTCTTCCTCAACTTCTTCAGGTTCTTCAGGTTCTTCAACTTCGGAGTCTACATCTTCTTCCACTTCATCTTCGGTTGCTTCTACAGCTTCCTCGTAATCCGCTTCGTCTTCTGCTTCCTCTACCTCTGCTTCTTGTGTATCTTCTTCCGTTTCAGTTGGTTGCTCGTTAGAGTCCTCTGGTGTGGATAACATACCCTCAAATGCAGATGTTGCATCATCTATTGTTATAGGGCTATCATTCCCACTTCCAACTTCTGGAGTCGTGGTTTCTTCACTCATTGTATTTCCTTAATCGCCATCTAGGTGTGGCATTACCATACAGGCTAAATGCCTATAATATTGTCCATGATTTATCCTTAATCTTGTCGCTGTCTACGATAGATTGAAGTCTAGTCATCATGCTGTCTATTGCCTTAATCCTTTGATAAGCTCTTTCTCTTGTAGCTACATCTTCTGGATTAGAATTTTGTATTTCTGCATAACACTCTTTGGTCATATCTTTTATTTCATCAAGAAATGATTGAGTATTTAATACGCTTTTAATTTCAGCTTTTTTGTCCATTAAATTTTAGGTGTTGCTAGGTTTTGTATTTTTTCTAATGAATTTAATATTTCTGTTGTTTTATTTAGATCAGATTTTTCTTGGTCATTGGTAGTCTTTTGCATCAGTTGCATTTCTTTCATAGCCATCTCTGCTTCAAACTGTACTTGTTTTTGTTGCAGCTCTAACATTTCTTTTTGCACTTTAAGCTCTAGCTCTTGTTTTTCTAATTCAAGTTGTGCCATTTTAGATTGCATTTGCATCTCTGCTTTTTCTTTTTCTACTTGTGCAAGTATTTTAGCTGCTTCAGTATTAGGATCAGTCTGTGGGTTCTGTGCTTGTTGTTGTGCAAGTTGGTCAGATTCTTCTTGTGTTACATCTTTTAAGAATGCAGACTCATCTTTAAATCCAGCCATGTTTACAAATTTAGCCAGTGTGTCTCTGTATTGTTTTAAGCTAACTAGTGGATTAGATAATCCGTATTGTGTAAGCATCTGCTCTTGTTTGTCTAACACCATCTGCATAACAGATAATTGCTCACTTTTAGCACCATTACCCAGACCAACATTGACTGTGACATTGTATTCTGTATTCCATTCTCTAGGATTCATGGGTACAAATTTGTTGTTAACTTTAATAATTTTTTCTTTTTGTTGGTACTTACATACAAGCTGTAATATACCTTTCATTAAAGATGAGACTCCAGTGTCAGCAAATATACGAGCTATCAGTTCTATTTTACCACCTGCTGCTGAACTCATTGCTGCGACTGCTGTGGCTGTTACATTCTGGAGAATATTAGGATCAAGTCCCTGTGATGCTTCACTTACACCAGTTCGTTTAGCTTGTACAGTATCTAAATACTCAAGCATGGGAAATGATTGTCCTGCACTAGATTGCACTGTCATTGGCACTAACGCATTAGGGTTCTTAATACGAATTACACCACCTGCGGTAGATGTTAGTAAGTCATCAAGATTAACCTGTCCCTCAACTGCGCCAACACGATAGTTGTTAGTTAAATAAAGATTGTCTAGCATCTGTCTAGTAATAGTAGATTTAATTAATTGTAAATCCATAGTTCTGTCAGCTAATGATTCACCAAAGAACTTATGTGGTATTGGGAACGGGCATACACTATGGAATGGTTGATAGTCACATTCTTCGTGCATTAGCACTTTGTTGTCAGCGTAACAAACTCTATGTCGTTCTGCTATGCCATCACCATCTAAATCTGCACGAACATAACACTCGTAATACTCAACACGCTGCATACTTTCATTATCAGAGTTGTTATTATCAAAGGGTTGCTCACCTGCACCAAACCTTGCTACCCTCTCTGGAGTAAAGTCTAATAAATCTCCAGTAGATAATTCTGCAACAACATCCGGGTCATATCCCATTGCTACTAGATCACTACGAGTGACTAAACTTCTTTGTGCTACAAAATCAGCATCCTCAATATTAATAGCACTTTTGTCTATTAAAAATTCTTCTGGAGCAACTGACTCTATTTTAACTTTAGATGAGTCTATTGTTCTTTTACATTTGACATTGTAGTAAAGGTTAATGATTGGAGGTACTTCCATCATCATTGGCATACCCATCTCATCCATCATCGGTTGCCCAGTCATGGGATCAACAGGTGGTTGTCCAGTTTGTGGGTCTATCATTGGTTGTGGTTCTTGTTCTATAACTTCTTCTACGACCTCTTGAGAAACAATTTCTACTTCCTCGTCTTGCATAATCATTGCAAGTTCATCTTCTGTTAGGTTCTCGTATTTTTCTTTTGTTACATCTTTCTTGTCATCCCAGTAGCATTTAAGTACGCCTACTTTTTGGCACAGTGCATCCCAGAACATATCATGCAACAGTTCAAATCCATTGTTGTCTTTATAAAAAATGTGGTTTACATATGCTGTCGCTTGTTCAGCTAATTCAGAATCACCCTCGTTAACTGGCTCAAATAAAACTGCCTTTTGTGACTGGGTAAAGACCTTAATAAGTTGTGGCAATGCTCCATCAACTGCTTCTGCAACCTCTGCGGTTACTATTTGACTACGACCCTCTACCTCGTTTCCATAAGGCTCACGAAGATAATAGTCTAATGCGGATGCCCTTTGCAATTGTGTATCAGTTGCAATAAAGCCTAACGAGTCATCAATATGATCGCCAATAATATTGACTAATTCTCTATTGTCACTTTCGTTTACTTTCATTTTTTTCTTATCGTATGCCATTTATACTATCCATTGTTTATTAATTTCAAGAGGTTTATTCCATCCATCATCTGTTTCGTTTAATCCTACTGCTAAATATCTAAATGAATCAGCAGCATGACTTGTAAAATCATGTAAAGGCTTATCAAAAAATACATCTCGTTTTTCATCATAAGTTCTACGATAATTCCTTAATAGATCAACTGCATCTTTAACTTTCGTATTGAACCAGCATCTTGGTAAGATTCTGCGTACAGCTTGTATGCCATCATCAACTGATAACTTTGGTACAACTCTGCAATTTAATCCAGCTTCTTCTAATACTTCAAGCCTAGACTTTCCTGTTCCTAATTCTCTTACTTGTATATCATGAGGGAGTAATTGCTCTGCTGTATCGTATCGGTTATCCCTCAACCAATTAATATAATAATCTAATCCCTTACCATGATTCTCTAAATAATCTATGATGTGTATTTCTTGTCCTGCTGACTGTGCTACCCAAATACTCGTGGAATCCCCCATACCTAAATCCCATGAAACGAATGTTTTGCAAATATCATCACGAATTACACTATCGTTTATCTGTTGCTTAAACTCTAAATCGTTTATAAGAGTACCATAGTAAGCACCCTCTACTGGTGTGTGAAAGTTTACCTCAAACTCTTGTGAGTATTTATCCTCACCCATTTCTTTGAGTGCTGCATCTAATTCTTCTTGGTCTACTAAACCAGTTTTACTGGCTTTGAACTCTAATAGCTTCCATCCATCTTTTCCTATTGCTGCTTTATCTCGTAATGTTGCAAAATGGTTTCTGCCTTTAGGAGTACCTATAAAAAGAACCCAACCTTTTCTATCTGCAATTGCTGGTCTTATAATCTCACTAAATAAGCTAGGATTAATCTGTGCGTATTCGTCAATTACAACTCCGTCAAAATATGTCCCTCGCAGACTATCAATATTATCTGCTCCGTACAAACTTATTCTACGACCCATAAAGTCTGATCGTAGCTCTGCAATATTATTTATAGCTTTTAATGGTCTTGTGTATTCTGTTAGCATATCCCACGCCACTCGTTTACTCATTCCATAAGTAGGGCTTATTAAAGCGTATCTTGGATTCTTTAACTCACAATTCAATGCACTATGTATTAGCTGATTAATAGCACCAACAGTCTTACCCATTCTTCTATGTGCTACAACAACTGTAAACCTATTATCTCTTACAGACTTATGAATCTGCTTTTGAGGTTCTCTGGGTATATATCCAGTATTAATCGTTGTCATTGATTCCAGTAATAACTTGAATAGCACCACCATCTGATCCAGATAATTCTAGTGCATTAGTTTCTTTCCAACCTGCTCTTGTTTTTAACCAAAACATTTGTGCTGATGTATTTCCAGATTTTGCAGCACCAAATAAACTTTGAGCAATGGCTGCGTTAGCATCTATACGACCATCATCTAATTCTTTTTTATAATACTTAACTAATGTGTCAGATGATATTTCTAGCTTTAAACTTATATCTTCATATTTAGTTCCGACAGCAGCTAAATTTCGTACAAGTTTTCTATTATCTTCGGTAGGTTCGTGTTGTATTCCTTGTGCCATATACTTTCCTTTTTATAACTCCGAAGGTGACTGTAATATATCTGCCTTTTTACCTGTAAAGTCTTCCCAGCGTTTTATTATCACATCACAATAATGTGGTTCAAATTCCATCATATAGCATAAACGATTAGTTTTCTCACAAGCTATTAATGTTGAGCCTGACCCACCAAATAAATCTAATACGCTGTTTACTTCTTTAAAATAATCAAAAGACCATTCTGCTAATGCCACTGGCTTTTGTGTTGGGTGAACTCTTGGTTGGTTTCTCTCGCTGTCTTTATTAAATCCTTTCCATAGATGCCTGAATATTCTTACACTTGCCCATTTAGATTTAACCCATGCTAATTCACAATCTGACTGTGTGTCTTTCATTTTTTCTTCAACACGCTTATCCCAAACAAACCAGTTATTTGATAATGGTAAAGCATGGCAGTAATAATTAGCACCCCACCATACTTGTCTTGGAACATTTAACACCCCTTCAATAATGTTGTAAGCCTCTACAGCATAATCAGTAGTGTCGTCTTTAAAGTCTTTAAAGTTATGGTTTTTAGCTAATCCTGTTTTTCTTGCAGTTCTGTCGCCCTTTTCATTAATACCATAAGGTGGGTCTGTGTAGCATAAATCTATTTTATTATTATCAATTAACTTCTCTACAGCATCTATGCTTGTGCTATCACCGCACATTAACCTATGATTACCTAATTGGTATATGTCCCCCAGCTTTGTTGTAGGTTCATCAGGCAGCTCTGGTACAGCATCTTCATCTGTTAAACCTTCTACCTGTTCTGGATTAAGTAATGCTGCTAATTCTTTTTCATCAAAACCTAACATAGTTAAATCAAACTCTGCGTCTAGGTCTTTCAGCTCTAATGATAATAATTCAATATCCCAGTCGCTATTGACTGCTATTCTATTATCAGCAAGCATAAATGCTTTACGCTGTGCATTAGTTAGATGATCTAATCTTATGGTTGGTGCTTCTGTTAGGTTCAGCTTTTTAGCTGCTTCTAATCTACCATGCCCAGCAATTATTCCATTGTCTTTATCTATAAGAATAGGATTATTAAATCCAAACTCTTTTATGCTAGATGCTATTTGTGTGATTTGCTCTGCATTATGCGTTCTTGCATTGTTAGCATAAGGTATGAGTTCACTTATTAATCTTTGTTCTATTTTCATATTTAGCAACTCTCTTGCGAGGTCATTGCTCCTTAAAAGTTTTTAAGATAGTTAAACATTATCCTTTTATTGTAGTCATCTTTCATAGCTTCTGCTGTTACATCACCACCAAACATATTACCTAATAACCCTTCTATAGAGTAAGTAGTGTTGTATGGGTCTTTGACAATGTTAGCATTAATATTATTATTGTTGTAGCCTAGTCTTTTTATAAGTTCGTCATCAGCTGTTTTAGTTATGCCACCAGAAAAGTTGCCAACATTTGCATTTGCAGATTTTTGATACTCATCCATTAAAGCATTTATATTAAAATTGCCACTACCCATTCCAAAGCCAACTCTTGGGTTTATTGTATTCTGTTCGTTCATTGGTTGATATGATCCACCGACCATAGCATCAAAATAACTGTTATCTAAAGCAGTTCTGTTTGTAAAATTAGCAGTTGCTGTTGGGTTTTGTGTATTTGCACCTAATTCTAGCTCACCACTGTTTGGGTACATATCGTAAATGTTTATTTTTTTATATCTATCAGCCACTATGCTCTCGCTTTTTTGTTCATACACAGTCTCCTACAGACTCAAACCATCTGCGTAATTCTTGAAGTTTGTTATTTAATACCTTTTTGGTGGTTTCTTTCCTTTCTTCATTTTTATTTTCCTCGTTAGACATTAAATTTTCTCGCATCGTTGTATTCGTAAAAATCCCAAATCTATAATAAAATAATTAAATTTGCTAGTGCGATTATCTTCATAGTATGGGTCTAACTTATCAGATTCATACCATTCAAACCCAAAGTGACAACCACAGAACCAGTGCCATGACCACATAATATTTTCCATCCTGTAAATAAAAAAAATGCCACCGATTAAAGTGGCATTACAAAGGAGCATGAAACAAATTCTAGACGAACCTGTCCTAGCTCTCCGATTTTACTACAAAATTCTCTACGAGGCAAGCAATTAATCCAAACAATCCAATTGCTGAAAAGACATCAAATAGAAATTGAAATTCCATTATGCCACCTCCTTTTTTTCAAAAAGTAATCCTTTTAATTCCTCTGGTTTAACATCTAGCACTTTAGTGTCATAACCATTGATGTAGTAAACTCGTTTACTTTTAGACTCAATAATAATGTCGCCTTTGCTAATACTAGCTAGACCTTGCTCTGGATTATCTATAACAATGTCAATTTGAGGATGGTTGTTACGATCAATGTCCTCGTTACCAAGTGTTATTACTTCAAGTAAACTACCAACTTCAAAGTCAGCAACATGGTCATAGTCATGTATTAAAATGTCATTGTTTAAATGTCTAGCGTGTCTTGCAACAGCATCATGACCTTTTTCGTTAATTAAATCTACTTCTGCATCTGTTAAGCTAATTTGTAAAATGTGATATTTCATTATTTATCTCCTTTGGTTTTTTTTAATATTAAATTAAGATTGCTATTCATACCTCTTAATTGGTCAAAACTATTTACAGCATCAATATGGCTATAATGAACGCTAATTACATAATAGTCGTTGCCTTTTCTACCTCTGTTTATAATTTTATATTCTTCCATTTTGTTTCTCCTTTGTTGTTTGTGCCTTAATTATCCTCTTTTTAGATAAATGTGCAAGTAATTTGCAGATTAATTACACCTTTATTGATTTGTTTTACTTATCACGAAAGATCAACAATTTTGGAGGTGTATCTGCCATTCTTTTCTTTCTTCCACCCCTCTACTAAAATAGTCCACCCTGCATCTCGTAGGAAAGGCAAGGCAGGACTTTCTGTAATTTTCTTTACCCTAGCACTAATGTTGCTATAACTTGTCACCTGAATGGCTATGGTGTCACTTTTGTGTATTGCAAGGATGTCAATAATACCGAACAAGTCTTGCCTTATTCTTGCAAAAGGATTCCAGCGTTCAGTAATTGCTACCAAATCATAGTTTTCTTTTCTTAACCTAGCTAAAGTTCTCATGGTAGGACTAGTCTTTGCCATTGTTTTTTTCCAGTAAGTTTCCGTAGCCATCATCATCACCTTCATCTTCGGGAGATAATTTTTTCTTTCTAATTTCCTCTATAGCTTTTTCATACTTTTTTTTTGAAATAAATATTCTATCCCAAGCATCTTGTAACTGTTTATCTGTTATTTCTTGTTTTCTTCTGCTGCTTCCTTTACTCATTACAATCCCTCCTAAATTTACATATTTCATGTTTATCGTAATATCTAATGCTGTTGGTTTTCATGTCTATGTTTTTAATTTGTGTACCTTTTGGCAAATAAATATATTCTTTTTGCAAACATTTGTATTCCATTTCAACTTTATTTGGGTCTGGATAATGTAGGCTTAAAAAAATAGAGCCTTCTTGGCAACTGCGAAAGTTTCCAATATACTCCCAATCTTGCAAAGGGTCTGGTGCTAGATTAATTACCATTACAAATGCAAACTCAATCATAATTATTCCTCCAATTTATTAAGTACCCATTCTAAAAGTTCTGCTTCTGTTCCATATTTTTCTTGCCAAGTCTTTGGTGCATGATGAAATCCATCCTGACCCTGATGATGTTCCCAGCAAAGTGGCAGCACCATGTAGTGACTATTCTTTTGTCCCATCCCCATACCTTGTCGGATATGGTGGCAGTTGGCAGGTAATGGGTCATCTATTTCATAATGCTTACGACAAATAACACAACCAAAGTTAGATAATTTATTAAGCCAATTTTTTTCGTCTTTAGTTTTAGATTTTTTTTTCATTTAATCTCCACAAAAACAGGCTATACCTTCTTCGTCTTTATCAAACATATCTTGTTGGTTTATAGCATACTCTTTCATTTTTTTATAACTAGGTCTGTCTAGTCTAAACATATGCCCTTGTCCTAAAGATTTGTCAGTTTTAATTTTTGCAACATCTTCCATTTTTATCCACCAATCTGCACGACTTGGTTTTTCTTGTATTAAACTTTGTACTTGATGTGCTGGTTTTAAAAAACACAGATCACAATTTCCGTGCATAGTTCTACCATTCATGTTTGGTAACTTCAAATCAAAATTATTTTTTTTCCAAAACTTACTAATATCTTTTACAGAAATATTATCTGCTACAAGAGGTATCCTATGTGGCTCTATTTTTGATGCTCTTCTATGCTCATCTGCTCTTATTCCAATCCAAGCATCTCTCTCTGTTATTTTCATACCTATTGATTTACAATATTTTGCTATTACCCTAATCTTTAATTCAATAGAACAAAATCTAGCAACAGGATTTGGTAGCATAGTTTTATTGTTTAATAATTCTTCAAACGGCTCACCATTGCGACTGGCTGTATTAAAATCTACAATTTTATATCTATCTTTAGTTTCTTCTCCCCATACATATTCTAACCATGTAATAGGAACATTCCATTTCTCACCACAATCCCTAACAAACTCTAGTGTAGCTTCTTCTTCTTTTCCTGTGTTTGTAAAACATACAATGGCATCTTCTGGCAACTTACCACCATTAGATTGCAATACTCTCCACAACATATAAGCAGATGTTCGCCCACCACTAAAAGCTATAACTGTTGGTTCTATAATTTTAAATGGATCATTCATATTTCTTCCTCGCCAAGTTTGAATCCATATCCTCTCGCAAACTCTTTAACTTTTTCTAAATACTCGTTAAATTGTTTTACATTTAATTTAGTGGTGCTGCCAACAGTCATTACTTTTAAATTTTTAATCTGCTTTTCTTTAGAAAGTAATTTGTATAATAGCACTTCGTGCATTTCATCTTTAGACTTTAGTCCAAAGTAATTTGCAAGTTCTGCTACTAACCGCCAATAGTAGTCGTTCTGATCCAATGATCTTGTAGACTTGTATGGCTTAACTGTTACCGACCACAGCTTATCTTGGTCTAATTCTTTTAGCTTACCAACTAAACCATCTAAATTATTTTTGTTTAATGTAAAGTTCATACAACACCTCGCATTTTTTTAATTAATCCTTGTAACTTTTCTGATATTTCTTTTCTTTTTTCTGGACTCAAGGGTTTAAATGGTAATTTTTTTGTTGCCATCACATCTAAACTTTTCTGTCTACAAAGCAATATGATGTCATAGGGAGTTGGTGCTTTGTTGCTACTTGTAGTCCAACTATCAAATGCCTTGCTTACCACAGAAATATCATAGCTCTGTAATTTCATCCACCAGACCCTTAACAAGTTTTGATCTGCATGAGTCCTATTGTAAATATCAAAGACTGTGTTTAGCATTTCTTTAAATTTAATTTTGTCATCGTTATTCAAAATGTTACCTCCTCTGTAGGCTCGTCTAACCATCTTTTCTGATTAATGTAGGTAGTAGGGTTTGGTATATAAGTTCCATTGTCCTTAAACCATTGCTTACTTTCTTTTTGCCAAGTTAAAGTTTTTATTACATCTTCAACATTTGGTTTATGTTTAACCCACGCTTCTTCAGCTTTACCCTTACCAACTTTTCTTGGGTAAGTATTCCAAAACAAATCAAACCCATTATCTACCTCTTTCTCTTTCTCTAACTCTTTCTCTACTCTTACTCTTACTCTAGGCAACCGAGTCGGCAACACTTCGGCAACATCTTGTAAAACAAATGATGCCAACTGTTCTATCTGTTTGTTAATAAAAGATTTATCCTTTCTTAATCTAAAAGATATTTCATTAATATCTGGTAATTTACCCTCATTTTCTGATGCTAATAACCACAACTCTATTAAAGTTGCTTTGTTGCTATCAGTTAAATTGCTCCAATCAAAATCATCTAGTAATTTTCTGTAAAGTTTGATCCAAATAACATTTCTATCTGACCTCAATGGTGGCTGAAATTCTTGCCAATTTTTTATTTTGTACATTACATCTCCTTTGTCTTTGTTTTAAACCACTTCTGCTTTGCAAGTCATTACAACCTTTCTTTTGCTTGGTCGCTTATAAGTTCCTAGCTTTGCCTGTAATACTATAGTCCTAACCTTTGGTAACTCTTTATCAGGATTCTTTTTGTACTGATATACCATTTGGTGTGTACACTCCAGTGCTTCTGCTAATGCCTTTGCATCACCATCTAATAATTTAATTGCTTCGTTGTAAGTCATTTGTTTTCCTTTAGTGAGGTAAACATAATTTAACTCCCTTGTTAATTAATAAATAAAAAATATACATCCAACATATTATAGATACAGCTCCCATCATAATGAGAGCTAGACCTAGTGCTATGCTAAAAAGGGATGTCATCACTTAAATCCTCAAAACTTTCAACTTGTAATGAGCTAGTGTTTTCCTTTGGTTTGTTTTGCTTTGACTCACCCTGAAAAAATACTTTAGAGTTGCCAAGTATTACTCCACGAGTTCCTGCTTCTCGTTCTTCTTTTGATACAGACTGTGTAATCATTCCGTTATTACCAAATTTATCTTGGTTATCTGTATCAACAAAAGCAGTCACATCTAAATAAGTACCTTCTGTTCCTTTATATAATTTAGATTTATCAATTTTTGCTACATTAATTTTTAAAGTTACTCCTATTACTGCCATGTTATTTTCTCCTAGTTAAATAAATATAATCTGTCTTGCTGTTAAAGTTGTAAATCTCCTCTATGGTTGCTAAATATATTGGTGCGTTAAGTTTATGTTGCAGCATATGCGAACAATACTTTAATTTTTTAATAAATGTTGCATGGTTATAATCTGCATTTTGAAATAAAATTAACATAGCTTTGTTAAAAGCTCTACGATTCCATCCATTGTAATATGGTTTTATCTGCAACATCTTTTCAGCATTTTTCTTTGCTAGTGTTACGCTTTTAATTTTAAAGTTACCATGTTTAAAATCGTTTTTTTCTGCACGATCTATACTTGGTTTATTTAAAAGTAAACCCATCGTTGTTTGTAATGAAAATTTATATTCTTTTATAAAATGTTTAAGAATTAAATAATCATCAAAATCCCTTTCACAAAACATATTTAAATAATCTTCGCCTTTCCAATCTTTTGTGTTTGTGTTTAATCTTTGAACATCACCAATTCCACCATCAATAATTAAGTAATGAATAGGCAAGTTTAATTGTTCTGCTGCCGCAAATCTGTGTTGCCCATCAATAATTTCCATATCTTTATTAACCAAAATAGGTTGCGGTAGATACTTTTCTTTCATAGATTTTACTAAATTTTTTACATGAGAATTATTAAGTATCCTATTACCTCTCATTCTTTTAAATATTTCATAGTCATAGGTTATTAATATTTTACCCTCCTTACTTTTCGGTATACTGCGTAACATACTGCTACTAATTGTTTGATTTAAAAAATTCATAATTTACTCCTTTAGTTAAAATTAAATACTGGTTTCCTCTTATAGCGAGGTGGTTCTTTATCGTCTGCTACATAAGACAAAAACTCTTTGGCTTTTGGTATGTACCAGTCAATAAATTCTTGATCGTATTGCACCAACTCCGTATGTAATTCCTCTGGAGTCCATACAACAAAATGTGCTGCAACTGCATTTTTATATCCATTTGCTTGTGCTACTAACATTTGTATCTGCATCTGTACCCAATACCTGTCAGGGATAGTCGGATAAATTTTTTGGGAAAATGGACATTTTAATTCAACTACTAGCCCATTTAGAAAAAGGTCAGGAGTCCCTGCCACAGGTAAATCAGGATGAACTAAAAGCTTATTACTACTTTCTCCTATTTCATTCATATGTTTTTCAAATGCTCTCAATCCAATTTCTTCGTGGTCATTCCCCCATTGGGTCATAATATTGCCTTCAAAGGGTTTTTCCCTAAATGTCTTTTCTCTCCATAGCTTTTGCCTTTCATAGACTGCACCCCATGCTTGAGATGCAGTTACAAGGTAATGCCTACGATTATCTTTAAGATGCTCGTTTAAGCTCATTAGCGTAATCCCTCAATTCAGATTGTTGTACATCTGGTAATTCAAAAAATGCTTGTTTGAGTGCACCAACTGCATGAGCTTCTTCTAAAGTTTCTTTTGCTTTCTTTAGTTCGGCTTGTGTAGATGGCTTGTTAACAGCACTGTTGTCTTTGCTGTCTGCATCTTTTGTATCATCCAGAAGTAAAAGGTTTCCTAATGCATACTTCTTTGCATAACTGCTGCTAGATCCAAAACTCTGACTGATATCCATACCTTTACGAGTTGGATTAATACCTGCCTGTGCTTTGACACTAATAGCATTTTCACCTATCTGAAATACTGCGGTTGCTTCTACATACATATAATTACCTACCTCTTTAACTTCGTCAGTAATTAATAACAATGCATTGTGTTTAGCTAGTAAAGGTTTTACAGCCTCTAAAATATCTTCTGCACTTCGGTAATTATAATTGCCAAATTTATTTAACTGCCCTTTTGGTGCTTTAAGCTCTTGCTGAATTTCCATTAATTCTTTCATTTATATCTCCTTTGTTTGTGATGCCATAATTAATTCTTGATAGGCATCAGGGTTAAGTTGCTTAATTAAACCTAGAACTGAATTTGCTCCAGAGTCTAGTACAATTTCTGCAAAATTACTAATTGCAAAATGTTGATTAGCTTCTTCCATTATTTTTTGTTCCATTTTAATTCTCCTTTGTTATTAATATCTTTCATCCCAAACACCAGTTTCTTTGTCGTAGATCCAGTTGTCAGGATTATCTTGGTACTCTTTTGCTTCAGCTTCAGCATCTCGTCTTTCTTCTGCTTCTTCTATAGCTGTGTCTGCTATAGATTGAAAGTCTATTCTGTTACTAAAGTCATAAAGCTGAAAAGATGTTAGTTTATCTTCAACCTCATCAAACCATGCATCTTTTATTTCAGTAGCTACACTTTTAGCATCTGGGTACATTAGCTCTTTAGTTTTAGTCATAAACTTTTCAGACTTCCAAGTATAGTCATCTGCTATTTCAGCTATGATGTCTAGTCCTATTAAGTTAGCGATTGTTTTGTTGTCTGTTAGTATCATTTTGTTTCTCCTTTGTTGTTTATATTTCTATATTACACTATTGCAAGTGAGTTGCAACAATTATTTGCACAAGTAACTTAATTAATTTATACTTCTGGTTATAGTGTTATTTCACACTCACAAAGGAGTTGTTATGAGAGTTATTTTATTGATGTTGTTAAGCGGTAGTTTGAGTGCCGAAAGTGTTTGGACTGATGATGGATCTTTGGTTATTATTGATGCGCCAGATTCAATTGTGTATATAGATAATGAGGGTTCAGTAAATTATGATGTTGAAGTATCTGATAATGAATCAACATTTATTTATGGAACTGATAAATTAACAGTTTGTCAGCCTACTGCAAATGGTAGTATTTGTTACTAATAATAATGAGGAATTAAAAATGGAAGATAGCATAAATCCTGAACATTACAAAAAAGGTGGCATTGAGACTATAGAATACCAACAAGCTAAAATGAGTAAAGAAGAATTTTATGGTTACTTAAAAGGCAATGCTCTCAAATACATTAGTAGGGAAGGATTAAAGTCTGAAAAAATTATAGACAAGATAGATGATTGCAAAAAAGCAATATGGTATCTTGAGCAAATGATTAAAGTTCATCAAACAGAATTAAAAATTTTGGAGGTTAAAGCCAAAGAAGATGAATGGATAGATGACGAATTGCATGACGAAGATTAATTTAAACAAACCACATCCATGCCATATATGCAAAAAAGAAGGAAAGTTTTTTTATAAAAAATGGTGGTGTGGGCATGACAAATATTTAAAAGGAGTTTGTAATGACAAAGGGAAAAGAGACACTAAAGAAAAATAAAAACGAATGGAAGGAACATAAATTTGTTTGGGAGGGTTATACATATTTTATAATGAGCAAGGACAAAGAATTTCATATTGTTCATGAACCTACAGGAAAGATTGTTACAAAGGGGGAGTTATGAAATATGAAAAATTAAAAAATCAAACTAATCTACATTGGTATAATTTAAAAGATGGCAGGAAATTACAAAGATTTCAAATATCAGAAATGATTTATGCTTTGTTTGATGGAGGAAAGGAATTGACTATTCAAGATGTAGCAGAAAATGTTGGAATAGAAGAAACTACATCAGCTCATATTATTAGAAGTTTATGTATTAAAGATTTATTAGTAAGAAGAAAAACTCAAAGAAACACTGTATATTCCAAGAAGATTGATTGTGCATTAGCTACAATGTTTTACCCAAAAGAAATACTAGACAACTTCAAAGTTAAAAGTAAAAAATCTCATAAGATGGATGATGGAAAAAATGTTTCATACCCACAAGCTACCCCTCATATGTATGGATGTGTAAACACTATTTATGAAGGTGGTGAGTGAGGATTAGTCGCCTTATGATTATACTAGACGATTGGTCTAGGTGGATGAAATCAGATAATCATGGACTAGGTTACCCAAGCAGAACCAGTTATTTTTCTACTGGTGGTGAGTCTACATCGGAAGTGTTTGAGGATATGGTATCTAAAACTGATAAGAATAATATTAAGATTGTTGATGCAGTGATTGATGGTCTTGAGAAAAATCAAAAGTCTGCTATTTATTATCGGTTTCTTGGTGGTAAGAAACCTTTGTTTTATGAAAAGAATTTAGACCTTGCTTTTGATAATTTATTAATTATTACTGGTAAAAGAATTTATGCCTAATTTAATTTTATACATTAGTAGAGATCAGTTACAAAAAGCTAAAGATGTACAGATTGAATTTGATAGACAAAAGACTCATAACAAGTTTAAGTGTAAAACAAATTACATTGGATATTTAGGTGAGCTTGTATTTAATGAATATTTAAAAACAACTCCGCACAAGTTTGAGTGGATTTGTTTTACAAAGAAAGAATGGAATAGTCCTGACTTTATTATTAATGGTAGAAGTGTTGATCTAAAAACTACCTTTAGTGATTCTATGTGGATTCAAGATGAAAAGTTTGACACTTATGTATATGCACAAATAAGTGAAGATGAAACAGAAATGGAAATTAAAGGTTGGTTATCTAAACAAGACATAACCAGAATGAAACAAGAAAAATTGTGTGAGTTGGTAAAAAGAGATAACAGGATAGACTATGTCTTTAATCAATCTTTAATGAAAGAATTTATTAATTGTTGAGAGAAAAATTATATGCGTAAAATTTTAGTAAATACTGCTGCACCTATGTCACAAGAAATGATGCATGGATTAACATTGTTAGAGGCTCATTGTTTTTTTACTAACAAAGAAACAATTACTACTGAAGAAGTAAAAGATTGGTTATCAAAAAATAACTATAAAGAGTTGGTAGAAGATTATCAAAGTGACTTTATTTTGTTAGTACCCTAATTTTTTTAATAATCCCTCTGTTATCGTTCCAGAGTATGGTTTCATTTGCAAAGAACGTAGATCATCTGACGTAGGATTTTTTTTATCTATAGTTATTATTTTCCCATAAAGATTTGTCTTTAAGATAAATATTTTCATCTAAACCTCTTTCTTTATAAAATTTTGCTATATCTTTATCAGAATAGTTATATAACTTTCCAAAAGCATAATTGGTTTTTTGTTTGTTTGCTGTTTTATATTGTTTTAAAATGTTGTTGTCTTTATAAGCAATCATAAAATCATCAGGATTGTCTGGATTAATTTTCCATGACTCTATAGTTTTATATCCATCTTTTTCTAATTTTATAATTTTATTTAAATCTTTTGGATTGTCAGGATTTAAATTTAACTCTGCAAAATTTTGTCTTCCAGATTTTAAATCTTTTAATTCTTGAGAGCTTGTCCTAGCTGTATTAATTTTTCCTTGAGAAGATAATTTTTCAAAATTTGTAGTATTTGTAGGCAATTTACTTGTTTTATTTAAAACTCCTGCTAAACCAATAAGTGCACTTTTGGCTGCTAAAGGTGGGTTTAACATAGAGCTACCCATCTCGGCTAACATATTTCCAGTTCCAGTTTGTTTTGGAGGTAATAAACCTTTTGAGTCTAGGTAAGCTGTAGATCCAAATACATCTTTGTCATCTAACAGTCCAGACATTGTAAATGGAAGTCCTGCTAAATCTACAAATCCAGTAGCTAACTGTGGAATACCTCTAGTCATAGAAGTTGCTAATTGACCTGCATTACTAACTATTGGCTTTCCAGTAAATGGATTAATGGCTATATTTTCTTTAGGAGCTCCAAAGTTATTTATAGGGTTAAACCCACCTAATTTTCTAAATAATTCCTCTTCTGTCATTTTTTATTCCAAATAAATGTTAGCCAATATTTCAATTTATTTACCCTTTCTTGTTGTTGTGGTTTATCTATTTTTTTTAAAAACGTCTGTCTAAATGCTAAAGTTTTTTTAGACAAATTTAATGCCTCACAATAGACCATGTAGTCCTTGCTGCAATTGTGTGTTTCTGTGCCGTCTGGAAGTGTCATGGGCTTCGTGGTGCGGTTTTTATTTGTTTTTGATACGAAGAGGTCTTGGCTAATCATCAAGCTCTTGTACGTTCATATATATACTATCTATAATCATCTCAACTGAACTGCCATCAGATAAATGTAATATTATTTCTGACTCACCTTGCACAACATCAACTGCATCTATGGTTTTGTCTGCCATGTGTAAAGCTATAAGTTGTACATCCATTTCTATTTTCCTTATATGGGTACAACGGAGTCTGATTGTATTTTTTCTATGGGGTTTTTTCCTTTTGACCATTTCCCACAATCTTGACATTGAAATCTTTGGTACTTGTTTGTTAGAGATACTTGAGATCCTCTTTTTTGTAAGTTGTAACCCCCACAATTTGGGCAACACATTTCTTTAGTTTCTAGGTTATGGTTTGGATGTACACTAATCCAACCATGCAGTTTGTAATAAACTTCTTCTGTAATTTTAACATCGTTAATGTTGTATTTCTTCATTAACTTCCATGCTTTGGGATTCTTTGCCATACAATCAATCCATAGAGGCATCCCTTCATGGCTAACCTTTTTTCCTACATTTAACAAATTAGCAACATAATCTAGCTTATTACTTGCAAATCTAAACTTGTTTCTAGTTGTTGTGAGTAGATCAATATCTTTGTAAGGACTTGGTGGCGGTAGTTTATGTATTAAAAACTCTTTGTTAAGGGTTGGCATATCAAATCTTTTGCCGTTGTAAGTAATGACAGCATCAGCTTCATTAATTAAATCATGTACCTCTTTAATCATTTTTATTGGAGTTGTGTCGTAAACGCTAGAAAAAAATATTTTCTTTTTATCTAACCATTTTGCTGCCCAACACAATACTGTTGATGATTCTATAAGTTGATTTAAACTAATGTTTTGCTGAAACAACCCCCAATGAAATCCTTTGTGAGGAGAGCTCTCTAAATCCAAAACTAATATTTTCATATAATGTATATTACCAATAAGTAACTTGTTAATAATAACAAACAAATGCCAAGCATAGTTAGTAATGCTTTTAAAACTATTTTGTGTTTAAAGAGCATTATTGCGAGTAAATCATTGTTCCTTTTTTATTTATGATTAACGCTTTTTTCCTAGCAACCTCTCCATCTTTTGGAAAAGCCAAATGGCACCAGCTACTATGTTCCAAAATAACCTGGTCGTAAAGAATATCAGACCCAAAAATAGCATCCACAATGTCATTAGGGTCACCATACTTTGGGCAAGTAAAGTCGCAAGCCAGTCCTCTAATGTGTGCCGAAGTTGGCTTACTGCCGAGTAATTCATTAAGCTCCAGACAACGATAGCCACTGCTAATAAGTATAGGGTTATTATTAAGTAGTTCTCTAACATTTTCCATCTCCATTGCTGTTTTGTATAGATTATCTAACACATCATCAGATGGTGTATTGTCTATACCCTTTCTTGCGGCTGTCTCGCTAAAGGTTAATTCATCTAAACTAAAGTGTGGTGATGCCCATATCATTTAGCAATGCCTTTTAGTTTTTCAAAGGTACGCAATCCAGACATTCCGAGTAAAGCAAAAGTTAATTCTAATAGAATCTCATTGTCAATAGTAGGTATAGGTGTTGTTACACCATCTAATCCATCTAGGTAAACTGCAAAAGGATGCCCTACAAAAAGCCAAAACACACCAAAGGCACACGACCAACCTATCATGGGTCGCCATCCTGCAACAAACAATGACCTATGTCCAGCTTCTACTTTATTAATTTCTGTTTGTGCTAGTAATAATTCATTAGCATTTTCAACAAGAGACTTTTCTATCTCTCTCTTTGCTTTAGCGTTAGCGTTCTTGTCAGGAACAACTCTATCTATGACATTTCCAATTAGTGGTAACAGTGCTTGTAACATTATTCAACCCATCCATATAGTAAACAAAGTGCAATCGGTGTAACAGGTAATGCAGCTAATAAACCTAATCCAATAACAATAGGTTTAAACAGTATTTTTTTTAGTTTATCCATTGTTTAAACACAATAGTAACTAGTGAAGATATAAATGCAGCAATAGCCATACCTACCCAGAAACCACCCTTTCCTTGATTAGCTAGTGCTAACATTTCTTTCATATCTCTTGAAAGTTCATCTTGGCTTTTTTGTAAATGCTCTATTTGTTCTTTCATTCTTCCAAATTCTTGTGGGTTAATATCAGGCATTATTTTCTTCCTTGAGGAAATCTTAATTGGCTATCTAACAAAGATTTTAATTGCATTTCTTTTTCTTTTTTTACTAAATCTTCTTTTGGTAAAGCCAAAAGACCTAAATCAGTTTGTAAGTCTAACTGTCTAAAACCAGGACTAACATCTACTGTTCGGTTTTGAATTTTATTTATCATATTATTAATAGCAGTAGACATATTAGCTTCTCTTGCGGCTTTTGATGCTTTTCCTGCTACTCCTAATCCCAAGTATGTTCCTGCTCCTGCTTCTGGTCCAAAATAACTTCCAACAAGAGCTGATGTAGCAGGAGTTGGACCAATAACATACCCACCACTACTAGGGTCTAATTTAGACATTCCTTTTAAAAAAACTTCTACTTTTCCACCTTTAGCAAAATCTTGTAATATTTTTTTTTGGTCTTTAGTAAAATACCTTGATTTTTTTTCTGATTTAACTAATGATTGAACTTGCCTTTTCATAGCATCAACTAATTGTGCTTGAGTAAAATTTGTTCCTGCCGTCATTTTTGCATTATCAAGCAAGGTTTCTAATATATCTGTATTTTTTGCTTTTCCATAATATTTTTGCCCTGTTTTAAAAGCATCAATATTTGATTTATTTCCTTTGCTTGATTTAGCAATTACTCCTTCGTCAGCATAAGAAATAAAATCATCTAATTCATCTCTTAATAAACCAGAAGCAAATTTAGATTTTGGTTTTGTTGTAACTTGTATATCATCAATTAAATCTCTAAACTCAAACAATTCATTAATATTAACTGACTTGCCCATTTTAGCTTTTAATTGTAGTTTCATAATAAGAGCATTTGCTGCTGCTCCATAACTTGAAAGATTGCTAATATTTTCTTCTTTTAATCTGTTGAGCATTTTGTTACTTAAATCTGTTATAGAGCTATTATTAAAGTCTACTTGAGCTTCTTTAGATTTGTCAAAATACATTTTAGCTCTAGTAAAAAGAGCTTCTGAAGAGGTAGTTGGTTGTTTAGAATTAACGTTTTTTACTATAGGAGTCTTTCCTTTATATCCTATTCTGCCAAGATTTCCAACTCCAGGTATAAATGGTGGTATTTTTGAAACCTCAAGAGCACTGCCTAATGCTGATATATTGCGTTGTCCTTCTTCGCTTCTAGGCATATACGTTAAATCGCTAGTTTTTTCTTGCATTAATTGTTCAAATGATTTTATCTGTGATTGTCTAAATTCGTAGTCTTTTAAAACTCTTTGATAGTCTGGGTGGCTAGATTTTGATTTATTTTTCTCTAGCCATTTCTCTTCTTTAAGCATAGTTTGGTCTGGAGATGTTGTAGCATCTTTGTATGCAGCATAACCAATGCCACCAAGCTGTGCTGGGATACTTGTAGCTACAGTTGTTCCAGCTTCAATAACGCCTCTAGCTTCCCTGCCAAGCGTTTGTAATGATTCTGGTATATATTTATATATATCGCCTTCGTTATAATTTAAAGCCATTTAAGAGTCCTTATTATAAATCATTGTTAATAATATCTAAAACGCCTGAATCTGCACCAGGAGCTTTATTTTGGTCAATAATTTTTTTAATATTAGATTTAATGTTATCAATATATTCTTTTTGCCTATCTTGAAAATAGTTTCTTTCAAAAGTGTATACATTTGTACCATAACCATTTTTTGCTACTTCTTCTGCAAAAGCATCACCAAATTCTTTTTGCATGTCTTGTTTTGCTTGTGCAACATAAGCGATAATTTGATTGGTAACTTTTGGATTAGTTGTTTGTACTGTTGTAGCCAAGAAATTTTCAAAATCTTTATCAGTCATTGGTCCAGTTCCTGGTTTTTTCTCACCTAAAGCAAGTTTAATTTGTGCTGTTTTTAACGCCCTTATGTAATGCTTTTGTTCACTTCCTGGCAAATCAATATTAAATCTTTTGGCAAGGGCATCAATTCCTGCTAGTGATTCAGCACCAAAACCTTGAGAACTACCAGCTTCTTCTATTAAACTTGCAGCATAAGCTAATTCTGTAGCATTACTAATACCTGCATTTATATTTTCTTGAACACCTGCAAAATAATCAATAGCTTTACCTTGTATTTTTTGTTGTGCATTTCCTGACATATCAAAAACAGTATCAGGTTTCATTTCAATTTCTAACACTGCTTTATTTCTAGCTGGTCCAGGTTTTAACCCTTCTTTTATGTATTTTAATGTAAGAGCTTCTACAGCTTGTCCTTTATAATCAGGTTTTTGAATTTTAAATTTTTCTTTTAAATTTTCATTAATAGCAGTAGTTTGTTGAGATAATGGAGCACCTCTTAAATAAGCCAAACTAGGGTCTTGTAATATCATTCTATCTATAACCCCCTGTGTTTTAGTTCTTTCACCTAAAACTCTTTGGTTTTCTGCAATCTTTAAATCCATCAAATATTTATCTGCTATTCCTTGAAATGGAGCTTGTGCAGCTTGATTAGCATTTAAGTATGCTTTACCAAGATAAGGTACAACACTTCCATAATTTTGATTTTTAGGTTGTGCAAAATAACTAGCTATACCAGTCATGATGCCTGTGCCTATTGATCTTTTGTCTGCTGCTTCTATTGCTTCTCGGTTTATTAACTTTGCATCTAATAAACTTTGTGCTCTTGCATCTGGTCCTGCACCAAAAGCGTTTATACCTTCAAAATAATCAAATAAATTCATTGTTTTCCCCTATCGTGCTCTTAAAATGTATTCGCCACCAATGCCTGATGTTCCACCCTGACCTAATACATTTCCAGTCTGACCTCTCATTAGCATTGCTTGTTGATGTCTTAATCTTTCTTCTTGTTCTGGTGTAAGTGCATTTACTCCCATACCTATAACTTGGCTACCTATGT